TCTTAGGTGAAGGTCTTGTAGATGTCGAGCTCGATCCAATACACTATAATACCGCTATTGATAAAGCCTTATTACGCTATCGTCAACGTAGCCAAAATAGTACAGAAGAAAGTTTCGGATTTATCACGCTACAAGTTGATCAAAATGAATACTTCATGCCCAAAGAAGTAATGCATGTTAGACAATTATTCCGTCGTAGTATCGGATCTCGTTCAGGCGGCGGTGACGGCGGTAGTTTATTTGAGCCTTTTAATTTGGCTTACACCAATACTTACTTGTTAAGTAGCAGTAACATGGGTGGGTTAGGCACTTATTTTGCATTTTCTGCTTATCAAAATCTAGTGGGTAAGATGTTTGGTAGTTTTATTAACTTTGATTATAATCCTCAAACTAAAAAGCTACGTGTAAGCCAACGTCCTCAAACCGAAGAAAATGTATTAGTTTGGATGTACAATTATCGTCCAGATTTTAATCTATTTCAAGATCCTTATGCCGGAGTTTGGATTAGAGATTACGCATTAGCAATGTCTAAAATAATGCTAGGCGAAGCACGCGAAAAATTTAATCAAATTGCAGGACCTCAAGGAGGATCTAGCCTTAACGGTACTGCTCTTAAAAACGAAGGTAAAGAAATGGCTGAGAAACTTGATGAAGAAATTAAAACTTATCAAGATGGCGGACAGCCTCTTACATTTGTTATTGGTTGATTAAGTGCTTTAATGACATTTTATAATGTTCTCATAATTTTTTTATCTTATCCACTTCTAATAAATATATTATATGGAGTGTAATATGTTTATAAAAAATAAGTACAACAAATGGTATTATCAAATTATACAAAGAGCAACTAATAGAAAATTAGAAGGCTATGTTGAAACTCACCATATTATTCCAAAAAGTCTTGCCGGTTCAAACGATACTACTAACCTAGTTACATTAACAGCGAGGGAACATTTTATTTGCCATTTGTTGCTAGTAAAAATGACTGAGGGAGAATTTAAAGCAAAAATGATACATGCATTATCAATGATGATAGCTAATAACAAAAATCAACAAAGGCAATATAAAATCACTTCTAGAATATTTGATAAATTAAAAAATGATTTATCAAAGATTATGAAAGAAAAATGGACTTATGACAAAAGAAAGGAAATGTCAGAAAGAATGTCAGGAGAAAATAATCCTTTTTTTGGAAAAAAGCATACTTTTGAAACAAAAGAAAAACTATCAAATAGAATAATTAGTGATCAAACTAAGGAATTAATTTCGATTTCTCAAAAAGAAAGATTTAAAACAGAAGCTGGGACATTTTTAGGCAGGAAACATAGTGATGCTACCCGACAGAAAATGAGTAAATCGGCATCTAAACCAAAATCCAATGCATGGAAAGAAAGTGCATCAAAAAATAGAAAAGGAAAAATAGCGCCAAATAAAGGAATTCCTCATAGAGATTCAACTAAGCAAAAAATAAGCGAATCTTTGAGAGGAGAAAAGAATGGATTTTATGGAAAACAACATAGCCCGGAACAAAGGGAAAAAAAGAGGCAAGAAAAACTTGCAGCTCCAAAAAAACTTTGTTATAATTGCAAAAAAGAATTTGACCCAATGAATTATAGGAGATGGCACGGTGATAAATGCAAACATAGAAAGTAAAAAAACATTCATCGTTGGTGTTATCGGGTTTATCGGTTCAGGTAAAGATACTGCAGCAGATTATCTAGTAAATCATCATAATTTTATAAGAGAAAGTTTTGCTAGCAATCTTAAAGATTCTGTTGCCGCAATATTTGGGTGGAATCGAGAACTGCTTGAAGGGCTTACAGAAGAAGCTAGAGAATGGAGAGAGCAAGTAGATACTTGGTGGGCTGCTAGGTTAAATATGCCCAAATTAACTCCTCGATGGGTATTACAGCACTGGGGAACTGAAGTTTGTCGGCAAGGGTTTCACGACGATATCTGGATTGCTAGCCTTGAAAATCGACTAAAAAGTTCTACAAATAATATTGTTATTTCTGATTGCCGTTTTCCAAATGAGCTTAAATCTATTAAAAATAATGGTGGAATTTTAATTAGAATTCGTAGAGGGCCGGATCCTGAATGGTATAATCTAGCTTTAGAACACAAAGAATTAATGCCTAACGCTTACCCGGATGTACATGTTAGCGAATGGTCTTGGATTGGAACAGACTTTGATTACGTATTAGAAAATAATGGTAGTAAACAAGATTTGTTTAGTCAGCTTGAATCTATTGTTAAAATCAATTCTACAATGTTTGTTAGATCGATAGTATTAGATATAATTTAAAAATCTAAATTTTTTCTTTTTATCATAGACTCTCTCCACTTGGCAATTGTTTCTGGACTTCTAAATCTTCCTTTTGCTGCGGCACTCATTTGAAAGTATTCGGAGTTTAGCATTATTGATAATATTAAAATACCATAGGGTATATTTGTTTTGTAAATACATTGCTGGCATAGTTCCTTTATGTTAGAGCTCTTGGGCATTGGCGTGTCGCGAAGAGCATTAATATTTAGTAAATGGCGGGTAGTCGGGTACCAAATCTCCTTGACGCCAAGGTAAATGTTGCGTATGAAGTAGCCGTTGGCAATTGGCACAGATTGACTTGAGATTATCATATCTGCAATTATTCAAGTTCCCATCGATATGATAGACGTTAAATTGTTCGGGCCATTTGCTAGTATAGCCGCATTTGTCGCATTTTAATTTTTTCTTATAACCAGCTTTAGCCCATTTTGGGATTCCATTTTTAGAAACTCTAGAACAGTGATCACATTGTGTTCTATAGTATGCTTTATTATTTTTGTAATAATTAATAGCAACCGGTCTTTGGTTGCATTTTTTACACAATTTCCTCATAGATCAGTCCCTTTATCGCGCCCTTTTAACCAAGTATTTAACCGGCGAAAAAACCAAATTGCCGATAAATAAAATTAACCATCCTTTAAGGAGATCGATAAATGGCAACACTTAATTCACCCGGCGTACAAGTTTCAGTTATTAATGAAAGTTTTTATGTACCTGCCGCACCGGGAACTGTACCTTTAATTTTTGTAGCATCTGCAAGTAATAAGTCAAATGCTAGTGCTACTAGCACAGCCGTTGGAACATTAGACGCCAACGCCGGCCAAGTATGGACAATCACTAGTCAACGTGATCTATCCGATACATTCGGAACTCCGTATTTCGAAACAGATGCTAGTGGAAATCCTGTAAATGCAGGTGAATTAAATGAATATGGATTGCAAGCAGCTTATAGTTTATTAGGAGCTAGTAGCCAAGCATATGTAGTCCGTGCAGATGTTGATCTAAGTCAATTAGAACCAACAACCAGTATTCCAAATGGGCCTCCGGTATCCGGAACTTATTGGGTAGATACTGCAAATTCAGTTTACGGAATTAGTCAATGGGATAATACCAACAAGGTATTTAATAATGTAACACCTTTAATTATTGATGATTCTAATGCAGCTACTGTTGCAGGGTTCTCCGGTGATTATTACACACCGAATCCAAGTTTCGGAACTGTAGGTTCATATGCTTTAGTTAATACATCCGCTAACACTAATCAATTATGGTATAAGAGTTGGTCAAACAATTGGGTAGTTGTTGGAACTAATCGAGAAACAAATTGGAATATGAGTGGGTGGTCGGCAAGTTCATGTTGGCAAACTAGTATTCCTGTTGTTACTAGTACCGGACTTGGTACAAGCATCACTACTGGAACAAATGCATTTTCGATCAATAGCCAAGCGATTACATTATCATCGGATGTATCTGCACAGGGTATTGCTAATAGTATTAATGCAGTAGGCTACTCATATGGGTTCGGAGCACAAGTAATCAATGGTTACCTAGCATTATTTGCAGATGCAACTGCAAGTTCAACTGGAGGCGCACCAGATGGCGCCATTAATATAACTGCAGGTACTGATTCTCCAACTAAATTTGTATTTAAAACAGGAACATATGCACCTGTTGGAATAGCAATTCAAGCACATACTCAAGTTCCTAGATATTCTAGTGGTATTAGTATTAGTGGTTCTTCGCTCACTGGCAATGGGAATGCTACAGGTAGCTTATGGATCAAGACTACAATTCCAAATAATGGTGCAAACTGGTCGATAAAATATTATAATGGGGCAACTCAAACATGGGGCAGTGTTTCGACACCAATTTACCCAACAACCGATGTCGCATTATCTACTTTAGACTCAGGCGGCGGCCGTAGTATTCCTGTTGGTTCGTTGTTTATTGAAAGCAACTATGATCACGGAACAGGAGCAAGTACAAGTTCGGTTGCACTAGCAGAATTCACTATTTGGAGAAGAAGTGCCACAGCTCCTACAACTATTACACAAACTGTAGCAAATACATTTACATTCCCAGGCACATCAAGTAGTTTCCAAATTTCGGAAACACTTGCAGGCAAAACAGGGTTCTATAATACTGCTACTGTTACCGTTCCTGCAAATGCTACACCTAGCCAGTTTGTAACGTCATTAAGTGCTGCAGGATTAACAAATGTATCAGCAGCATATAATAGTGGAACTGGAGTACTTTCAATTAGTCATAGCTTAGGCGGTGATTTTAAATTGAAAGACGGAACTAACAATCCATTAACAGGCGGTGCTGGAAGCACATTAAGTTTCTCTGGGTGGGAACCTACAACTACAGGATATACCGGAACACCGAACCTATACGAAGCAGGTATGTATGATGCAGATGGTTTCACTCTTAGAGCAAGTAATTGGAAGCCATTAAGTTATACTGCAACATCGACTGCACCATATACTATCCCAACAGATGGTCAATTATGGTACAACCCTTCAATAGATGACGTAGATATTTTATATAATTACGGCGGTAAATGGTTAGGATATAAAGCATCTGGATCGCCATTTAATTCTACAACAGATCCGAATGGTCCTATAATTTCTGCCACTCAGCCTGTCTTAAATAGCAAAGGCAATACATTGGCAACTGGTGATATTTGGGTTAGTACAGCTGATATGGCAAATTTCGGTAAAATGATTTATGTCTATAATAGCGCTGCTAGTACTAGCAACAAATGGATTTTACAAGATGTAACAGATCATGTAACATCCAACGGTTGGTTATTTGCAGATGCACGTTGGGCAACTACTGGACAATCAACTACTCCGTCATCGATCACTGACTTATTAAGCAGTAACTATGTTGATCCGGATTGCCCGGACCCTGCACTATATCCTGAAGGTACACGCCTATGGAATACACGTCGCAGTGGATTTAATGTTAAGAAATATGTACAAAATTATATCAACATTTATGCTAATAATGGTTATAACATTCGTGTACCGACCGATCAGATGGATGGTACAACACCTTATTTTGCAGATCGTTGGGTAACTGCAAGTCCTAATGATAATTCAGGTGTTGGTTCATTTGGTCCTAATGCACAGAGATCAGTGGTAGTAAAAGCACTTAAATCATTAATTGATACTAATCAAGCTATTAGAGATACTGATTCTCTAGTATTCAATTTAATTGCTTGCCCGGGTTATCCAGAAGCTATTCAAAATATGATCGGGTTAAACACTGATCGTTATCAGACAGCATTAGTAATTGGTGATACTCCGTTCCACTTGCCATCAGATGGTACTTCATTAGCAGCATATGGTAATAATACCAATAATGCTCTTGATAATGGTGACGTAGGATTAGTAAGTTACGATAACTATACTGCGGTTTATTATCCAAGTGGTTATACAAATGATAACTTAGGTAACAATATCGTAGTTCCACCGAGCCATATGATATTACGCACAATTGCTAGAAGCGATAGTGTTAGCTATCCTTGGTTTGCACCGGCAGGATTGCGTCGAGGCACCGTCGATAATGCTACTTCGGTAGGGTATGTCGATTCGGAAACTGGCGAGTTTATAACAACATCTTTATACGAAAGTTTAAGAGATGTTATGGCTCAAAATGGTCATATTAATCCGATTGCAACATTGACTGGTTCTGGTCTAACTGTGATGGGAGAATATACTCGTGCTAATGCAACCAGTGCGCTTGATCGTGTTGGTGTAGCTAGATTAGTTTGCTACTTACGTAGACAATTAGACATTTTAGCCAAACCATTCTTATTCGAACCAAATGATAAAATTACAAGAGACGAAATTAAAGCCGCTACAGAAAGCTTACTATTAGAATTAGTAGGGCAACGAGCATTATACGATTTTATTGTAGTATGTGATGAATCGAATAATACACCAGCTAGAATCGATCGTAATGAATTATGGATGGACATTGCTATTGAACCAGTTAAGGCTGTAGAATTTATCTACATTCCATTACGATTGGTTAATACTGGTGCTATCGCAGCAGGTACGTTTTAAAGGTAAATAAAAGAGACAAGGAGCATTTAAATGGCAATTTCCAGTTTAAGCAGATTCGGAGTTCCACTACAAGGAAATCAATCCCCAACTAACCAGGGATTGTTAATGCCGAAACTTTCATATAGATTTCGAGTATTATTTCAAGGATTTGGAGTTAGCAAACCTACAACTGAATTAACCAAACAGGTTATGAACACAGCTAGACCGTCTCCTTCATTCGAAGATATCACGTTAGATGTGTATAACAGCAAAATTAAGCTAGCTGGTAAACCATCATGGGGCGATATTGATATGGTTATTCGTGATGATATTAATGGTTCAGTTAGTAAATTAGTTGGCGAACAAATCCAGAAACAATTCGATTTCTATGAACAAGCTAGTGCTGCTAGTGGTATTGATTATAAGTTTTCAACTCTAATAGAAATATTAGATGGTGGAAATGGCCAGTTCCAGCCAAATATATTAGAAACATTCGAACTTGATGGTTGCTTTATACAAAAAGTATCTTATAAAAATGCCGATTACAAAACCAGTGATCCGTTAGATATTACTATAACACTTCGTTATGATAATGCAATTCAAATTAACGGTGCTGGTGTTCCAAACGGCATCGGTGTTAATGTTGGAAGAACTGTACGTACATTAGCTACAGGTTAATATAGTTTTATAAACTGTAAAAAGACCCGGTAAAACCGGGTTTTTTTATGGCTAAATAAAGATATGTCAAACAGATTTGTAAATTTTTTAGTTAATGATAACGGGGTTAATTTACGAGATTATCAACATGCTAATAGGCTCTATGTTGCTAATAATTATGCATTAACACCCAAACCGGGCTGGATTTATTATGTAGTATTAAACATAAATTCTAATATTATCAATTCTATTAAAGATACTACATTTTTAAAAGAATTTCAAGACTGGTACGGCAAGAATAAAGGAACAGTAGGGATATTAGCTAAAACTGTAGATATGCCGAAGTTTACTGTCGAAACAGAAAAGTTAAATCAATATAACAGAACCACATATATACAAAAGAAACTAAATTATGGAACATTATCTATCGGGTTTCACGATGATATGTCAAATGTTACTACGAACTTGTGGAAAAGTTATTATCAATATTATTACGGTGATAGTTTAAATGCTACAACAAAAAATGTATCATCTAATTCTATACCTAAATATTCTAATACCAAATATAATGCTAATCAAGATTATTATTCTTATGGATTGAATAATGGTCAAGTAGAACAATTTTTTAGATCAATTGATGTTTATCAGCTTCATCAAAAGAAATATACATTATTTAAAATAGTAAATCCTATCATTAAAGATTGGTCTCATGACGGGTTAAATCAAGCTCAAGGGAATTTAATGCTAGGTTCAAAGATGACTTTAGAATATGAAACAGTAATTTATAATACATCACCTAACAATAAAGTTACTAGTGAAACTCCTGGCTTCTTTAATGAACATTATGATCAAACTCCGAGTCCGTTACATGTTGGCGGAACTATTGCGGATCCTTTACCTCAGGATTCATCTGCAGTATTCGGTGCTCGTACAAATCCGGGCGGAAGTCCATTAGATCTTTTAAATAATGCATTGCAAGCCGCTAACCTTATAAGAAATGCAAAGAACTTATCAAATAGAAGTTTAATTGTAAATGGAACAGGTATCTTAAGAAGTACGTTATCGAATATTAATCAATTAAATAACAATAGTATATATTCGGATCCTTTAAGCAGCAGTCAAAATGTTAATCCTGCAGGAATATCGGTTCCGATCCCTACCACGGTAGACAATGTAACTACTGCTGTAATGAGAAACGTTTAAGGATAACAAATGGCTTTATATAGTAACTTACCACCACAAAAAGTTCCTTCTAGCTCGGATCAAACACTTAAAGTTTTTAATAATTTTTATTCATTACCTGTAAGCATCAGTAATAATGATCTTATGGCCATGGTAGGGTTTTTTGAAGCTAGAGGATTTGACAGCGTTAGCGCTGAAAGAACAGCTATAATAATTTTAACACAAGCAGCTAATGATGGATATAGCGCTATGCAAATTTTGGATACATTAAAAGGTTCAAGTTCTGTAGAAATAAGCGGGCTTGTTACTGAAATCTTAAATTATAATAGACTCAATACAAGTTTTTTAGGCACATCACAGTTATCTAGTCCATCTGAAACAGTTCTACGTAACGTATTACCATGAGTTTAAAATTCAGCCAAGGTGTTTATGCTGTAAAGAATCCTGAAAAATATGTAGGAAATCATAATCCTCGTTATCGTAGTAGTTGGGAATTCCATGTAATGAAGATGTGTGATGAAAACCCTGCCATACATCAATGGGCTAGTGAAAGTATAAAAATACCTTATAAAGATCCATTAACAGGCAAGGCGACAATTTATGTTCCGGATTTCCTAGTAGTCTTTGTTGATAAGAATAATAAAAAACATGCAGAGCTCTGGGAAATCAAACCAGTCAACCAAACGTTACGAGAAAGCGTAGGAAAGAATAAGTATAACCAAGCACAATTTATACGCAATCAAGTCAAATGGGCTGCGGCACAAAATTGGTGCAAACAAAATAAACTCCAGTTTAGAATAATAACTGAAAAAGATTTATATAGGTGACACATGACACGTAAGTTAGAAGAAGTATTAAACATTAACCCAAAAGATGAAACTGTAATTCCTCCTAAAGAAGCTCCTGCAGTTCCTATCATTGACCTAGAAGAAAAACTCGAGCAATTTGATAAAATCGCTGCAGCATTACCTCGTGTTAAAGGTTTAGGTGATATGGCAGATGGTGAATTAGATGCATTGGCTGCAAAAGCTGAACAAGCATACGATGATCTAATGGATCTAGGTATGAATGTTGAAGCACGATATGGCGCACGTATGTTCGAAGTTGCTGCTAATATGATGAATGCTGCTATACAAGCTAAAAGTGCTAAGATTGATAAAAAGTTAAAAATGGTTGATCTACAACTTAAGAAATTGGCTATAGATAAAAAACATGGCCAAGTAGATGAAGTTCAAGGCGAAGGTTATATAATGACCGATCGCAATTCCATTTTGGAAAAACTTAAGAATTTGAAATAAATAAAGCATAGGACAGCATAATACTATGAAAAATTTTAAACTTTATTTTAACGAAGTAACTGGTGCTAAGAAATGGGATTTTCGCATCAAATTTGCAGGAACAGTTACTAACGAACAAGAACAATTGATGAAATCATTATTAGAAAAATTTCATGTCGGTGATTTCAAAAAAGTCGGTATAACACCAATTCAACATTTACCTTTGGATTTTCCTAAGATTAAAAACTCCGAAGTAACAATTTTTGAAACCAGTTTAAATTATCCGACTACACAATTTGAATTACGAGATTACCTTGCTACTAATTTAGGAGTTAGTAAAGACGGAGTAGTTGTTCGTAGCCCGACCGAACCATTAGAAGAATATCAACAAGAAACACCACAGCGTGAAGGTGCTTTATTAAACAATTCTAATTACGAAGAAGCAGAAAATGCTAAATTCGAAGACTATTACGGTGACAAATATAATACTGGTTTCGTTAAAGAATTAAACGAATTATTAAAATTACAACGTAAAGCACGCGGCGAAGAAATTCCTACCGAAACTAAAGTGAAATATAACGTCGAAGATAAGCAAAATAATACAAGTCCTATTAAACAGGCTAAAGACCCAAGGAAAAAATAATTATGAGTGATTCAAAAAATAATAAGGAATCAACAATGGAAAATTTAGATACAAGAAGCTTGCAATATCTAGCTGGCGTTAAAAAAACCATTGAAGAATGTGGAATGATGGGAACTATGCCTAGCCCTAAAACCCCTGCCACAATTAATGTTACTGCAGGTAGTGCAGAAGAATTAAGCGGTATGCTTAAGGATCTTATGGGGCTAGCAGGCGTTCACAAAGTTGAACCAGAACATATGCCAATGGATAATCCGGAATCACCGACCAAGGTTATCAGTGCTCCACCTATGAAAGCCGAACCTAGCCACGGTGATGACATGAAACGTCTATTGTCTATGATGGATACCGAACATGATATTGAAGAAGATAGCATGAATCCTGGCAATGAACGAGTTTATGATAATAGTCCTGAAGAAGAAGGAAAAGCTAAAGGAAATTGGGCGAACGGTGAAGGCGATGTAGATAATAACTTCAGCAACGCACTGGTCGGAAAAGATAAACATCATAAAGAAGCGTATGAAAGTTTATTTGCGGAATATAAAGAATTTGTTGCAGAATCAAAGAAATCTAAAGGCAAGAAGTGTAACGAATGCGGTAATTGGATGAGTGAATGTTCTTGCGACGAAGTGAAAGAAAGTAAAAAATCCAAATGCTGCTGCAAAGAAAAAGGCAAGAAAAAATGTCCGGTACATGGAAAAATGGATGAAAACTTACTGCCGCAACAACGAGCAATTCAAGCTGAACTTGACAAAAAATACGGCGGCGGTGTAGTACGTACTGGAACAGGAAGAGCCGAAAAACAAGGTCGTATAGGTGCTAAAATTGCTCAAGATATTATCGGAGCAGATAGAGATAGACCTAATAGAACAGGGCAAGGAGAGCCATCTTTCAATCATCGCATAACGAGAGGTTCAAGGAATCGTGAAGAAAGTATGAATGAAGTAGGGTATAATACCCTACCAGCTCCTGCTGTTGCTGAAGGTAAAAAAAAGCCTAGCGCCGGCATGTCTAAGAAAGCTAAATCCAAACTAGTCAAAAAGGCTAAGAAGGGTGGAGACATCGGGAAGAAAGGTAAGAACTTTGAAAAAGTAGCAAAGAAGGCAGGCGGCGGAGAAAAAGGCAAACGTATTGCAGCCGCAGC